ATGACATCATTGGCTATCTGCCGCTGGGATGTAGCCCCGACGAAGCCCCGTCATATTTAAGCAAGATGGTCCGTACCTTCCCGCGAGAAGACATCCAGCGGTTGACCGACTCCGTGGAGAACTACAACACGGGGATGATGTCTGCGGCGATGGACAGCGCCATTGGAGAAGTGCTGGATAGTGCCGATCCGTCTACCATGCGCCGTGGCCGTGGACGCCCTCGTAAAGTCAGCTAAGGAGAACAATGGCAACGGTCACCCTCGGTCAGTTGGTACTGGACACCCGCGAATACATGGATGCGGTTGGCTCGACACGGTGGTCAGACGCCACGATTAAGCTGGTGCTGAACAACGTCTTTGACAGCGAGTGGTCTAACATCCTGAACGCTGCGCCATACTATCGGTTTGCGATTCGTCAGGTCAGCACGGATGTCAACGGCCAGTTTGCGTTTACCACGCTGGATAGCGGGTCTGGCGATACGCAGCAGAACTTCTACCGTATGCTGTCCGTCAGCGACGGCAACGTGCTGTACGGGCAGACACGGTATCAAGATGTGCCGCTAGCGACGACGAGCAACTACCTGCCGACCTACCCCCGCCTGTATTACATCGCGGGGCAGGCGGTACAGGCGTTGCCCGTGGCATCGGCGCTGGGGTTGTATGTCGGCGTGAACTACAAGCCCACGGCTATTGCTGATCTGGTAGGTGACGCCAGTATCATTGACTATCCTGCCAACGCGCATCTGGTGTTGGTGTGGCAGGCGGCTGCTCTCCTCCTCCTCAAGGGTGGCACGGAAGCGGCGGCAGCAGCCAACCTGAAGGCGATGGCCGACGATGACCGCAAGTCGCTCCTCGACGACATTCGTCGCATGACGATCAACCCGACGATGATGGCCTATCCAGATGTGAAGTATGACTGGAGTGGCGGTTAATGGCAGGCCGTGAGAAGGTCGTAGACCAGCAGCCCAAGTTTGATGGGGGGCTGAATAGCGTGTCGGATGATGCGAGCGTGCTGCCCAACCAGATGCGGAGGGCGGACAATGCGCGGCTGACAGACTATGGGGCCGTCACGAAGCGGGGTGGGACGAAGCGGACGACCGCCTCTCCCATTGCTGCGGCCAGTATCCTGAATGGATACACATGGCGGAAGGATGGTGGGACGCAAGAGTTGATGATTGTCTGCAACGGGCTGCTGCATACGTCCACCTATTTGTCTACCTACCCGTGGACATGGACCGCTCAAGCTGGCGCGTTGTCTACGACGGTCACTCCGTCCTTTGTGCAATTCCGTGATGCCACGGCAGATGTGGTCTACATTGCTGACGGTGGCCTCCTCAACGTGTGGAACGGCACCGCGCTGACGACCAACATTGTTGGGACGCTTGCGGTCACCAATCTTGCGGTCCATAACCAGCGGCTGTGGGGATGCGGCAATGCAACGTTCCCCGATTCTATTTTCTATTCGGCGCTGAACAACGGCGACACGTTTGCCAACGGGTCAGCGGGTGGTGGGCAGATCATCGTCCGCACCTTCTCCGATGAAACGGTTGTCGGGCTTGCGTCAATCAACACCTCGCTGTTGATCTTCCATCGTCGCGGCATTAGCCGTTTGACAGGCTACGGGCAGGACGACATCACCGTCGCCCCGCAAGGTTTGACCGCAGACGTTGGCACCATTGCTCCACGATCCATTGTCAGCATTGGCAATCTGGGGTTCTTCGTGTCTGAGCGGGGGCTGTACTCCTGCAACGAATCAGAAGTGTCGGCAGTCGGTACGGTAGAAACGCCTGACCCCCTCTTGCCAGTCATTCGGAATCTGACCTCGGCACAGGTGGCAAATATCAGCGCAACGTTTAACCGTGCAACCCGTGAGTTGTGGATCAACGTGCCCGCGTATGGCGTGTACGTCTATCACACCGTGCTACGGGCATGGTCTGGTCCGTGGGAGTCTGGGTTCTTGGACCCTGCCACGACCACCTTGTTTGATAGCATTGATTCGGATGGACTGCCTGCCTTGCTTCGGGGTGATGAGGATGGGTATGTCACAACCTGCGATGAGACGGGCGTGGTCGTTGATAACCAACTGTCTGATGGCACGGGTGGGACTCCGTATACCATGACCATCCAGATGCACCGGATGTACTGCGGAGATGATGCGCTGTCAAAGTCGCTTCGTTTTGGCTACATCACGGCATCGCTGGATAGTTCTTCGTCAACCATCATCAAGTGGGTGACAGACTCCACCACGGACACCTATACGCTGCCGACCACCTTTGTCTCAAGCAGATGGGGCACTGGCATCTGGGGATACGGGCTGTGGGGAAGCGCCAATAGCAGCAATTACCGTGTGCAGATGAGCGGCACGGGGTATTACATCGACGTGTCTATCATCGACGCAGGCCAAACGATTCCTGTCTTTGGTCGTTTCCAGCTAGAAACTTTTGCCCTTGGGAGGCGCTAGTGGCGCAAACAATCGGTCAGCATGGCGTTGCCGCCTTTACCAGTCCGGTCAATGGCGACCTACTCAACGCAACGGTCGTCCTCAGCAACGACAACACCACCCGCAGTGCCTACGTCGATCACGACATCGACAGTGGCATCCATGTGCAGTCGTCGCTGTTAGCCGCTCGTCCTGCGGCGGGGACGGCTGGACGGAAGTGGATGACCACCGACACGGGAAGTGTCAAGCTGTGGTTTGATACGGGCGCAGCGTGGGAGGAGATTGCCTATCTGCCGTCTGCTGGCGGGACTGTTGCGGGCAACGTGAGTGTTACGGGCACACTTGGCGTCACGGGGCTTATCACCGCAACGGGTGGTGTGTCTGGTAACGTCACTGGTGCAGTAACGGGCAACGCCAGCACCGCAACGACGTTGCAAACCTCGCGCAACATCAACGGCGTAGCGTTTAACGGTAGCGCCGACATTACGATTACCGCTGTTGCTGATGCGTCAGCGTTAACGGGCGCAACCCTTGCCAGCAACGTGTTGGCGTCGAGTCTGACCAGCGTTGGTGCCCTAAACGCTGGCTCAATCTCGTCGGGGTTTGGCGCGATTGATATTGGCGCTGACGCCTTCACGGGAGCGGGGACGGGGCTGACCGGAACAGCGGCGGGGCTAACGGCTGGCGGCAATGCGGTTCTTGGCGCGAACACGTTTACCGCTGCGCAAGAGTGGGCCACTGGCACATCCATTGCTTCCGCCGCGACCATCAACTTGAACACCGCCACGGGCAACCGTGTCCACATCACGGGCACGACAACGATCACGGCGGTCACGCTGACCCGTGGCCCCCGCACGGTCATCTTTGACGGCATCTTGGTCCTCACGCACAACGCCACAACGAACAACTTGCCGAGTGCGGCGAATATCACCACCGCAGCAAACGACCGAGCGGTGTACGAAAGCGATGGGACGACGGTGTATTGCGTGAGCTATATCCGCGCAAATGGGGAAGCCGTCGTTGGGACTAGCTCGGCGTCGGTTGTCAACTATCCGCAGCTCATAAAATCCGTAGACTACACCCTCGTCCTTGGGGACGCAGGGTATCAGATATTCCACCCAGCGTCGGATACGGCGGCACGGGTATTCACGATCCCCGCAAACTCCAGCGTCGCCTACACCATCGGCACCGTGCTGGTGTTCGTGAACGAAACTGGGGCACGGGCGTTGAGCGTTGCGATCACGACCGATACGCTACGAAGCACCCTGCTCACAACAGGCACCCAGAGCGTTCCTGTTGGCAATGTGCTGACGGCGTTAAAAGTAGCGGCTACGAAGTGGCTCTGCTGGCTTGCTACCCCAGTAAACCCGCCGCGCTCTCTGGCTGTTGCTAGCGGTATCACCCCATTTATCACTGCATATCCGTGGAGTGCGTCAGGCTTTGGAACGAAGTTTGCTGACCCTGCAACACTACCTACCGGTACCGGCAATGGCGTAGCATTTTCGCCAGCAGGAACAGAAATAGCTGTTGCTCACACTACCAGCCCTTATGTCACTGCATATCCGTGGAGTGCGTCAGGCTTTGGAACGAAGTTTACCAACCCTGCAACACTACCTACTGGTCAAGGGAATGGCGTAGCATTTTCTCCAGCAGGGACGGCATTGGCTGTCGCCCACGAAATTTCCCCATTTATCACTGCATACCCGTGGAGTGGGTCAGGGTTTGGAACAAAGTTCGCTAACCCTGCAACGTTGCCTGCTGGTATTGGGCGTACTCCAGCCTTTTCTCCAGCCGGGACAGAGTTGGCTATTACTCACAGTACCACCCCATTTATCACTGCATATCCGTGGAGTGGGTCAGGGTTTGGAACGAAGTTCGCTAACCCTGCAACGTTGCCTGCTCAGCAAGGGAATGGCGTAGCTTTTTCTCCAGCAGGAACAGAAATAGCTATCGGTCACTTTAATGCCCCTTATGTCACTGCATATCCGTGGAGTGCGTCAGGCTTTGGAACGAAGTTTGCTGACCCTGCGACAACGCCTTCCTTTCAAGGCAATGGTGTAGCCTTCTCTCCGGACGGAACAGCACTGGCTGTTGCCCAGAACAGCAGCCCTTATGTCAGTGTATACCCGTGGAGTAGTGCAGGGTTTGGAACAAAGTTTGCTGACCCTGCAATATTGCCCCCTAATGTTGCCGGTGGCGTAGCCTTCTCCCCAAACGGAACAGAATTAGCTGTTGCTCACGCTAGTAATCCCGTTGTCAGTGTATACCCATGGAGTAGTGCAGGGTTTGGGGTAAGATATACCCAGCCTGCAACACTACCCGTTGGTCAAGGATATGGCGTAGCCTTCTCTCCGATTTAACCAACAGACATCAATGATCTACTCACAGCTCCCCCCCTCATACAAATACGACACCCTCGCGGACGCGATCTACGGGCGCGAGGTGGAGTATTTTCACTACGACTTTGACCGCATCAACTTTGAGTACATCCTCAAAGACCTGCCCGAGTGCGAGTATCGGACAAACCTTGAGAACCGTCTTGCTGATACTGTCGGCACAATGGCGCAGGTAGAAAGAACTATGGCAGCGTTGCTGGCACAGATCGACGACCCCATCGCGTATGCGGAAGGGGTTGCCCGTGCCATTGAGCGCCGAGAGGCCGCTAAATTGAAGGAGAAGGCATGAGATACGTCCAAGCCAGCGGAACGACCTTTCTCCGTCATGTCATTGATAACGGTGAGCCAACGGTGTGGGACGAGAACAACACCGTCCGAGCCAGTCAACTGACCCCAGCAGAGGCGACAACGTTCGGCGTCTCTAAGCTCAAGCTCGTCACGCCTCCTCCGTACAACCCGCTCACGCAGGTTCGTACGGATGCAGACGCCGTGCTGGTGGATGGGGTGTGGACGCAGCAGTGGGTGGTGACGGACAAGTCGGTGGAAGAAGTAGAGCAGGCCAAGCAATCTACGTTGAGCAGTCTGCGGCTGACCCGTGACGGGGAGTTGCAAGCCTGCGACTACACGCAGCTCTCCGATGTGCCGCTGGCGACCGCGAAAAAGGCCGAGTGGGCGACCTACCGCCAGCAGTTGCGGGATTATATGGGCACGGTGATCGACCCGTTTAATCCGCCAGCGTGGCCTATCCCGCCACAGGCGTAACCGATGGCCGTCCTCCTTCCACTTCACGCCATCAAGACCTTCGCCTCTCCCGTCCTCAACGGGACTGGCACGGTCGATGCCAACACGGTACGGACCAACGACAACATCGCGGGTGCCGCCTTCAACGCGCATGACGCCGATACGTCGATCCATATCCAGTCGGGCACGTTGGCGTTGCGGCCCGTGACGGCGACGGAGGGGAGTGTGTATGTCGGGACGGACACGTTGCTCATGTACATTTTCACCGGCGGGTCGTGGAGTCAGGTGCTATGATGGGATCGAAGCGAAAGGTGGCGTTCTGGAAGAAGCCTGCCCCGAAAGGGGACAAGCCGACCACACTGACTGACAGTCAGAAGGCGCAAGCCAAGGCCCGAGCCAAGGCGGCTGGACGACCGTACCCGAATCTGGTAGACAACGCCGCCGTAGCGCGGACTCAACGGACTCAACGTACAAGGGGGAACTAGACATGGCACGGAAGCGTGGTGGGTTGGCAGGCATTTACGACCGCAACAAGAAGCTCATCAAGACGATTGCCCCAATTGCCGCAGGGTTTATCCCCGGTGTTGGTCCGCTGATCGGCGCTGGTCTTGGCGCAGCATTGGGCGGCGACACGGAAGGCAAGGGGTACTTCAAGGGGTTTAACACGGGCGGCGCTATTAAGGGCGGCGTCAGTGGTTACGCTGGTGCCAAGCTAGGCCAAGCGGCCAAGGGCGGGCTTGGCAATATGTTTACGGGTGGCGGTATCCCCAAACTCCCCAGTGCTACGTCCATCATGCCGGGTGGTCTTTCCCCCGATGTGATTTATGGCGGCGGGCAGATGGCTGGTGGGGTGCCGAGCAGCTATAAAGTTGGTCAAGCGATTGGGAGTGGCGCTCGGTTTATTAAAGAGAACGAAGATATTCTTGGCAAGGTTGCGGGTGGTGTCCAAGCTATACGGAAAGACGACCTTGCCGACGAACAAATCCGGTTGCAGCGGGAAGAAAATGCTCGGACGTTTGACGAGCAGCAAAAGTTGCGGGTTCGTCAGCAGGCGAATCTTGACCAAGACGCGATGATGACCAAGCAGCAGTTTGACGAGTTGAACGCCAACCGTGCCAGACTGCGGGCGCTTTTGACAGGGGGCATGTAATGGCCACGTTCAACACCGCGTTTGGCTCGTTGCCAAGCCCCAAGAAAGACCTGTTTGGCAATGCGCCGATGGGTGGGGACGACGACGACGATTACACCAAGGGGTTTGCGCCGGGGTCTACGACCGAAAAGACGGCAGCAGCCCCTCCGCCAACGAACACGTTTGCCGACTTGCAGAAGCAGGGCGTGGCACGGCCAGCCCCTCGTCCTGAATCCGAGTCTGGTAGCGGAATGGGGATGGGCGGTGGAACGGGTGGTGCTGGTTCTGGTGTTGGGATGGGCGGTGGTGCTGGTGGTCCCCGTGAAGAATACACAGGCCCGCGCACTGTCCCTACGCCCCGCACTGGAATCCGGGATACGGCTGATGTCCCTGACGCAGAAGCCTTCAGGAAGCTGTTGCGGTTGCAGTTGCCGGGAGGAGCTGAGACGACTGCACAAAGTCAGGCGCAGGATATGCCGCCGATGCTTGGGCAGTTGCAGCAGTCCCTTGCCGTACCCGATGATATGGATCAGGCCGACGAAGGTGCTGGTGGCGCAGGGTCAGGTGGGGCTGGTGGTGGTGGTGGGGCTGTTGAAAGTGGCGGCACCCCGCCGCCCCCGCCTCCTCCTCCTCCGACGATGGGATACAGCGCCACGGGTGGGATTACCGGAACGCCGACGATTGACAAGGACACCGGCACGGCGACGTACACGAACGTTGAAGTGCCCGTGTCAAACGCGCCACAGTATAAGGCTGGTACGGTGCCGCCTCCGACCGCCCCGAACGGCTCGACGTTCGTATCGGGGAGCGGCGTGACATGGACGAAGCGGGGTGGCGTGTGGGGCGCAGAAGCACGGGCTGGCGTTGCAATGCCTACGGGCTATGCTGCGCTGACTCCCCCAGAGTTGGCCGCACAAACGCAAGCCAACCTCCCAAGTGGGGCGGCGGGATTTGGTGGAACCCTTAGCTCTGAGCCGGGTCAAGGGTCAGGGCTGTACCAGTTCCTCCGTAAATACGGGACGCCTACTTCGGAAGCGGAGTTTGCCACGCTGGCGCAGCAGGCAGGGAAGACGGTTGAGCAACTCAAGAGCTACATCGCTTCTCAGCCTGCCAGCCTCCGGTTTGACACCAAGCGGGATGTGGATACCAATGCCGAAGAACAGGCGTGGAAGAAAGAGAACAAGGTTGACTCTGTTCCGTACAACTACGCCTATGTGCCAGCAAGCGAGGGTGGCCCTAAGCTCCGCAAAAAGTCGTATGAGGAGATGGTAGCCGCAGGCTATCAGCCGTATGGTGGCAAGGCGGCGTATGACAGCCCTGCCAACGACTTGCGGTTGGCGCAGGCAAGTGGCACCACCAACCTCCTGCGGACCTTTGGCGGTCTTGCGGGTGGCGTGTCTAACCCTGCTGGCGATGGCCCCGGAGGACCGCCCCCGCTGTACGAAACCACCCCCACGGGCGGAGGGACGCCGGGGACAACGGGTACTCCTCCGGTAACTCCTCCGGTAACACCTCCAGCAACACCTCCAGCAGCCCCTCCAGCGGCAGCACCGCCGACAGGTGGCGGTACCCCTGCGACAGCGGCTACTCCTCCGCGAGTGGCCTACACGCCACCCCCAGTAGGAGGCGGGGCGACCCCAACAGCGGCACCCGTAATCCCGACCTACACCGCTGCCACGGAAGGCGCTGGGCAGTTCTCCTTGTCTAAACAGTCACAGGAGTTGCGGGATGCGTTGCAGGCGCGGTTGGCAGAGTTAGGCAGTGGCCCGACCAAGATTCAGGGGCAGTCCTACGAGGCCCTTCGGGCGGCACGGCAAGCCGAACTTGGCGCAAAGTACGGCGCAGAACGCAGCAAGCTGGAAGAAGAACTCGCAGCCCGAGGGTTGTCGGCGTCCACGATTGGTGGTGGCCGCTACGGCGATCTGGCGGGTCAGCAGGCCCGTGCCTTGGGAACGCTGGATGCCGAGTTGCTTGGGCAGCAAGCGGAGGCTGAATCACGGGATCGCGCCCAGTACTTGAACACCATGCAGCAGTTTGCCCAGACCACCGGAACGCAGGACATCGGCACGTTTGAGGCCAATGTTAAGTCAAAGGAGGTCACGGCTACCATCAACCTCCGTGCGGCAGAGTTGCAGCAACGGGCAGCGTTGGAAGGCCGGTCGCTCGACTTGCAGCAGGCACGGGATCAGGCGACGTCCGAGTACCAGATGGGCCAGTTGGCCCTCAGCACGGACGAGTTGGGCGAGCGGAGACGGAGCAACCTTGCTAGCGAAGGCCAGTCAGCGGCGGAGTTGGCCGAGCGGAAGCGGAGTGGGATGGCTGGGGAGAAACTTCAGCAGGACCAGCTTGGTGAAGACAAGCGGAGGAACTTGGCGCTAGAGAAAGTTCAGACCGGCGAACTTACGCTCCGTCAAGGGACTGCGGTCAGCCAACTGATTAGCGACATCTACTCGGGCAGGACTTCCCCAGATTCGTGGGAACCCACCTTGCGGGCGATGGGTCTTAACCCTGCTGACTTTGTGGGCCTCAAGCCAGCAGCCAAGGAAAAAGAAAAGGAGAAGGAGAAGGAACCAGAAAAGGAGAAGGAGAAGGATAAGCCGAGTGACCCAGACAAGGCAGATAAGGGTGTTGGGAGTGGTGATGGGAAGAACGCGGACGGCAACACTAGCTACACCAGCCAGCCCATCAACCTCGATACGATCCCGAACAACTTGAACAACTATTCTGTTGGGCAAACGTTTAACTACCAAGGCGTTCTCCTGACGCTTCGCGCTAATGGGTCGTTGTACGACAGCAACGGCAAACGCTTTATGACTGGCGAATAACCAACAGAGAGGAACATATGGCGCGAAGAGGATTTTTAGACTATGTGCTGGGTGGGGCCGTTGGTGGGCTAGAAGGGTTAGCCCAGAAGCGGGCGGCGGAGGAGGAGCGGAAGCGGATGGCGGATGCGGCGGCACGTACCCAGATGCTTGACACCATATCGCTCTTGAACGCTGGCTACGATCCAGAGGGGTTCAGTCAGGATATGCCGGGGGCTACCCCTCGTACTCCGTTTGACACGCAGATGGTGGGCACCCGCAAGTTTACGCGATCCATGTCTCCGCGTCAGATGAAGCACATGGAGGACGTACAGGACGAACAGGCGAAGACCCGAGCCAAGCGGCTCGATGCGTCGTTGCTGGTGCCAAAAGTGCCGACCCCTCGCGCTCTCCGCTACACCCCCGGCGAAATGGGGCAAGATGTGTATGACCCCAACACGGGAACGTCAACGTACCAGCCCTATGCCAAGGGCTTTGCTCCGAAAAAGACTGGCAGCAGTGCTGCAGGTCCGTCAGCTAAGGTAAGAGAGGCGATGCGGACAGCGGAAGCGTGGTTCAATGCGCCAAACAGTAACCCCGCGCAAGTAAAACTTGCCAGAGACATTTTTGTTTCGCTGCGCGAGTCCCGCCCAGACGCTGCTCCGCAAGAACTTATGCTTGATTCGTACAACGCCGTCAACGCACAGATGAAGATGGCAAACACGGCGGCGCAGATAGATCAGCGTGGGCGCAGCAACTTGCCAAAGGCAGGGGGCCGCACACTGAGTAATCCTCCGGGCATGAAGAAGCCAGCCGCTGCCGAAGAAGACGACCTTGGCGCTGCGTTTGACAACTACAAGAAGGGAGGCAGATAACATGGCGCAACCTACCCCGAAAGACTGGGCGGCAAAGAACAAGCCGCGTGAAGGAGAGACCAAGGAGCAGTACAAGGCTCGCTATGCCTACGAGACGGACGAAGGCGTTCCGGGCATGGTGGGCAACTTTGCCCGTGGTGGCGCACTGGGCCTTTCTAAGACTGGCTCGTCAACGCTTGGTGGTGTCGGCTATTTGGCGGGGTCTAAAGAGCTTCGTGATTACGCGAGAGAAAAAGAAAGAATAAATACTGAGTTTTACAATCCGCAAGGCAAGATGGGTGCGGCAGGTGAGTTTGTCGGACGGGCACTTGGAGAGCTTGCTATGGCGCGGCTGGGTGGCGGGCTTGTCCTTCAGGGAGCCACAAAGCTGGCATCCAAAGTTGGCGGGATTGGCACAGCCGCCAAGGCCGTCAAGGCTGGCCTTGAAAGCAAGAGTGCCGTAGGCCGTGCGCTGGCAACGGCGGCAGTTAATGCGCCCGTAGACATCCTGCAGGGCGCTGCCCAAGACAATGGGATGCTGCTGAAGGGCCGTACAGGGGCCATGCTAGAGAACACGCTGCTCTCGGCAACGGGTGGCGCTGGCTCTGCTCTGCTTGCGTCCCGCGCTACCAAGAGGGCAGAGGAAGCCATTGCAGCAGCGAAGGCAGCGAAGGTGGGTGAGCGTGTGGCGGAGATGATGAACGCCCCTGCCCCGACTGGGCCGCAGAAGCTCCTTGGCGCAGGGACTCCGGGCGCGACTCCGTACACAGGTCCGTCCTCAAGGCCGCAAGGGCCAGCCATCCCGATGGGCGCTGGTGGAAGCAGAGAAGTGTACCCGTTTGCAGAGCGCGGAAAACCGTCTGCCAGAACAAATCAAGAGTACATCAGCGAGTCTACCGCAATTGTCCCATACCGTGCGCCCGAAGGGCCACTGCTTGATCGTAGAGCTTACGGTGCTGGGCAAGAGACGGGTGAAGAAGTCGCTGCGACGTTGAGCATGTTGGAGAAGATGCCCGCCCGTGATCGTGCTGAGTGGATGGCGATGAACATGCCCGGAGTCAGCGAACAAGAACTGATGCAGATGATGACGGCCCGCATCCCTGTGGGTGGCGCTCGTATCCCGCTGGCCCCAGAAGAAGCCAAGTCGTTGCGCGGTGTGCGTGGACAGCGGATGCGCCCTCGTAGAGGTGCCGCCTCCTCTGAGATGCTGTCTACGCTGGCGGGCGGTGGTGTCGGCGCATTGGCTGGTGCAGAGACAGGCGAGACTCCCGAAGAGCGGCTGGCCCGAGGGGCAGCGGGTGGGTTAGCCGGGTTGTTCCTTGGGTCTCGGGCACCACGTTTTTTTGAGGGTGGGGCGACTTCTCGCGCCCCTGTAGGTGGCAGCTTCGGGAAGGAAGCGGAGGAGATTCTGCGTCAGAAGGGCGGGAAAGGCGGGGCGGGCGGGGAGAAGCCGTCCGCCGCATCGACGCCGCTGGGAGAAATAGATGGCTTCCCTGCGAACCGTGAGCCTCTCTTAGAACGGGCTGGCATTTTGCAGCCTGCTGAGAAGATGATGTTTGCAGATCGCATTGCTCAGATAGAGCCGTCTATCGCTCGCCCCCGCACCGAGAAGGAATGGCAGCAGGGCGTTCAGACGATCCTGAAGAGCAAGAACGCTGATCAGTTAGCTGACGAGTTGTCCAGTATCAAGTACAGCGATGTCAGCGCCGAAGAAGCGGGAGCAATGCTCAGTCTTGTGTCTGACATGAGAAACAAGCGAGCGGGGTTGGTCGAGAGCCTGAAGGGCATCTCTAACCCTGACAGGATCGCGCAGGTTGCCGACGACATCGATGCGCTAGAAGAGACCTCCACGCGGCTCCTGTCTACGCTGATGAATGCCGATACCGAAGCAGGGCGCTTGTTGCAGTCGCGTCAGTACGCGGCACAGAACATCTCTGACCCCACCTACTGGCATCTGAAGGCATCCCGAGAGAAGGGGATGATCATCAGCCAAGCCGAGCGGGATCAGATTGAGAAGCTGCTTGGCGAGGGCGACAACACGAAGGTGCTGCAGTACCTCGCCACGATTAAGAAGTCGTCCAAGCTGGAGCAAGCGGCACAACTTCGGAGTGCTGGGTTCTTGGCAGGTATACCGGGCCGTGCCCGAGACCTTGTCTCGACCAGCGCCAACTACGTTTCGACGGTGGTGCAGCGGTATCCCGGCGCATTGGCCGACATTGCGGCGTCAAATTACGCAGCCAAGAAGCTTGGTGGGGTGGCCGACCAGTACCGCACCGTGGCCCTCCCGTCGAGCGAAGAGGGGAAAGCTGCATTTGGCGGGGCGCTGCAGGGTCTCCGCATGGCGGCAGAGTCTATGGGGTTTGACGCCGCCAAGAAGGGCGGGCTGGAGGAGTGGGTCAAGTTCATGCGTCAGGCCGAGATTGATCCAGAGATGGCGAAGACGCTGGATATCCCGTCGATGATCAACATTGATATGTTCTCTGCCCTTGGAGAATTGGGAGAAAAGGCCAACACGTTTGCGGACGTATACTCCAAATCGGTCATGCGGTTTTCTGGCCTGACAGACAAGATTATCAAGCAGTCTGCGTTGCAAGGGGCGCTGCAGGAGCAAGCTTCTCTTCTGGCTCTTCGGAAGGGGTATAAGGGGCAGCAGGCCAAAGACTTTGCGGCCAAGCTGATGAAGGCTCCAACGGACGACATGATGATGGACGCCAAGTTGGCGGCGGATGTTATCACGTTTACCAACGACGGGACGTTGGCAACGGGGATTGCCAATGCGATTACAGCGGCG